CGCGCCCGCCCGCGCGGCGGCGGCGGGACGAGGGGCGGGAGGGGGCGGCTGCCGTAGTCGCGGCGCATCACCCGGCTGCCCAGCGGCGTGGCGAGGATGTCGCGCACGCTCTGGCGCAGGTGATCGATGCCGCCCAGGCGGCGGCCGGTGGTCGAGATGGTCCCGTTCATGGGCGGGACAATATCCAGCGTGCAGGGGCACTTCCACTTGTGGTTGTGCCAAGGGGGGGGTGCCGGTGTTGCGTCCGGGCAAAGCCGCCTGTGGCGGGATGCCTGCCGGCCTTCCTTGTTTCCGGTTTTGCGCAGGTCATATGAGGTAGACTCTCCCCATGATCCCCAGCCTTGAGCGATGCCCATGAACACCTTCCGATTTGCCCTGACCCATCCTGATTCGGCTTCACCCCGCGCCAAGGTCATATCCAAACCGGAACAGGTGGCCGAGCGACTACAAGAACTGTCGCCAGATCTGACACTTGAAGTTTTCCGAAACGCCATTGAAAGCGGGATCGGCGCTCGGAACACCACGACCGCCGCCTCTGCTGTCACAGCCCCAGGGAGTCAACAATGGTTTCGGACCGTGGAAGTTCTGCGCACCCGAATGCAGGAAAAGCAATGGCGGATTCATGATCCACAAAATTGCCCTTTCGTCACATCACCGGACAAATCGATCAGCATCGTCGTGATGACGGGAAACCCGGATACGGGTCTGGACGGAGAGCTGGAGCCCACGAATCAAGCCGACAAAGGGGCTGTCACCGAAGGTTACGTTCTCAGCAATCGTGCTCTGCAGCTTCAGCAATCGTTTGACTGGAGCAGGCGGGGGAATGATGATGATGGCACGGCTGTCTGGGTGCTCCTCTATCACTATGACGTCCTTGCCAATGACGTTCGATTCGAGCTTTCCCAACCCATCGACTTCAGTGGAAAGAAGATCATTGCATGGGCCGAACGATTGATCATGGAGCGCGTTCCGAACACGCCGGATGAGTTCATCATCGATCACGAGCCGGATAACTCCAGCGATAGCATGATTATTGAGCCCAGAACAGGTTCATTTTGACACCATGCCCGAAATTAACCCCAATCAGATCACCTTTGCCAGAGTACGAAGGAATTTCACGAAAGCGAGGCTGGCCAAGGAACTCGGCATCACGAGCAGGAGCGTTCAGAACTACGAAACCGGCGCATCCGTGCCTGACGATGCAATGTTGAACAGGATTGCAGCACTACTTGATTTCCCTCCCTCATTTTTCTTCATTGAGGAGGACATGCCAACCATCGGCGAGCATTCCGCCAGTTTCCGGTCTAACTCCAGGATGTCAGACCGTAAGCGGGGGTGCGCACTCAATGCCGGAGCGATAGCCTTTCGGATCGACGAATGGATGGAGGCACGCTTCAAACTCCCGCAGGCCAACCTGCCAGATCTCAGCGACCTCTCCCCGGAGGATGCTGCTTTGACGTTACGTATGATGTGGGGGCTTGGATATGCCCCCATTCGCAACATGATCCATTTACTGGAATCGAAGGGAGTTCGCGTATTCTCGTTGGCGGAAGAGTCCCGTGATGTAGATGCCTTCTGTTCATGGTACGAAGGCAGACCGTTCATTTTCCTCAATACCCTGAAGTCAGCCGAACGAAGCAGGTTCGATGCCGCACACGAACTAGGCCATCTTGTTCGGGACGTTTTCAGCATGAGACATGGTGACCCTCAAAATTCCGACATGGAAAGCCAGGCGAATGCGTTTGCGGCCGCCTTTCTCATGCCCAAGGAAAGCGTCATTGCCAGCCGTCCACCCGCATTCACCATCAAATATCTTATGAAACTCAAACGCCACTGGGGTGTATCTCTGGTGGCGCTTGCGAGGCGATACAACACCCTGAATCAAATTTCAGAATGGACATATCGCGGCCTGATGCTGGAGATATCGAAGAACGGTTATCGAACCCATGAACCGGACTCCATGGAACGCGAAACTTCGCAGCTTCTGACCCAGGTTCTGAACTTTCTGAAAACCAAGCGCATGGGTCGCGGCGACATCGCCCGAAGCCTGTCCATCAGCGTCGACGAAGTCAACGCGCTGACCTTTGGCCTGACCCGACTTTCCGTTGTTGCGGGTCACACCGTGGCAGAAGTAGCGCGCTCCCCCGCACAGCGCCCCTCTGCTGCCAAGCTCCGACTGCTTCCGCCGAAACCTATACCGGGGGGCCACTCACCTTGTCCCCCTGCTCCACGCCGCCATGTCGGTGGCCGACGCCCACGTTGACGCCGTTGTTGGAAAGCCCACTGGCCACGGCCACGTTGCCGGCAATGGCCGCGTCTCCTGTGCCGATCATGCCGGCCTGCCAGGTCAGCAGCCCCTGCACCGTCAGGGCTCCTGTGCAGGTAGTTTGCGGCGTGGCCAGCGTCACGGAATCGGCCGCGTTGATGGTGGCCGTCTGGCAGTTGACGATGACGCGCCCGGCGGCCGCCACTGTGACGGTCAGCTGCCCCTGGGCGCTGTCGTAGTCGACCGTGCTGCCGTCCGGGTAAGTGATGCGCTCGATGTCCTGGCTGGCAGCCGGCGCCGGACGCGCGTCCTGGTAGAGAGCTGGCAGCACGACAGCCTGGGCCAAATCCCCGTAGGGCACCAGCACCAGCACCTGCTCGCCAGGGCGCGGTGCCGACCAGGTGCGTGTGGCGCCCGCGCGCCCGGCAATCCACGGCAGCCAGTCAGTGGTCAGCCCCCCGACATCGACCGTCACGCGCGCGGCCGCTGCATCGAGGGCGGCCACGGTGCCGACGCGGATCAGGTTGGCCAGCAGCCGCTCGGTCTCGGCCAGCGCGTAGGCGTTCATCAGGGCGCTTCCCGATCCAGGTGCAGGTAGTCGGCCTCGTGCTCTGCACCGATGGCGGGCGCAAGCGACACGGCCGGGTCCGTGGGCGTGGCGCCGTCATCGGTCCAGTCGGACGTGCCCAGGTGGATGACCCGCTGCCATTCCACGCGCCAGCATTCGTATTGCTCCAACCCTGGGTCAAAGTCATCGGGCCAGCAACCCAACACGTCGGCAGCACCTACCTGCAGGCCCCAGCGCTGCATATGCACCCAGGCAACCAGTGCCGCTGCCAGCTTTCTGATCTCCAGTCCCGGGTTGAGCACTCCCTGCCGGAAGCCAATGATCAGCCGCGCCTTCTAGCGCGCCTGCAGCGCCAGCCGTCCGGTGCCCGGGTCCAGCTCGTCAGTCGCCTCCTGCTCGACCAGCTCCACCAGACAAGCTGGCACCGGCAGGCTACCTCGGTCCTGACGATAGGCCACTACCGTCGCCAGCTGCGGAAACTTCTGGCGGATAGCCGCAAGGATGGCCTCATGCAGGGCATCCAGGGTGATCAACGTCTGCGCATTCGCCATGTCAGTTCATGCTCGAAGACCTGTCGGAACTGCTGCTCGAAGTCGCGCGATTCCGAAAGGTCGTTTTCCAGATAATCGGTCGTCTGGGCCTCGATCCTGGCAGTCTGCACTGCAATCGGCAGCCGGGCACGCCCCTTACGCCTGAACACCTGCCGCTTGCCCCTGCGAGCCTGGGCAATGAAGGCCCCTCGATATGCCGCCCTCCTTTGGCGCTCACGCCAGCGCGGGTTCGGCGTGCACCGAGCCGGATCAATGCCACCGGGTTCAGTCCATACCAGACGCCTGCCTCAGCCCCCGTTGCCGTGCGCTGCAGTCGCTGCGCCTTGATCCGGGGTCGCAGAATCTCCTGAGGAACGACAAGGCCTCCGGCCAGTTCCCGCACCGAGCGCGAACGCGCCCAGCGCGCCATGTTGCTGATCGTGCTGCGCACCGCCTGCAGAACCTGCGCATCGGTTGCACCCAGCTCTTGAGCTGCACGCTGCAGACCCGCTTTGTCGCTATGCAGATCAACCACTGCTGTTGCACCACCAGCGCCAGCAACCCCATACCGGTACCGTCCGGCTGGGCGTTAGTCACTACGTCATGGGGCCGCCCCCCCGACCTCGACGACATCGCCCCGGGCGACATCCTGCACATCCTTCCATTTACAGGTCAGGCGCGGCTGATTGGTGTCCAGCTCATACTCTCCCAGTTCCGCATTCAGGTAGGGCTCATCGAAGATCGCCCGCACCTGGCGCGTCTGCCCAGACTGCAGCCTCAGCGTGGCCTGGATGGAAAAGTCATCCGTGTCAAGGAAGGTATCGATGTTCTCCCAAACAGCGTTCATTGAGTCTCTATCTGTTTCACCTGCCGCTGCCAATAGCGACACTCCGACTGCTGTTTCCGAATCTGCCACAGTCTGATGCTCTCATCCACAGTAGTGGTTCTCTTGTAGTCCTCTCGTTCCAAGGCAAGCCATACTCCTTCAAGACCGTCGCAGTATCTCCGCGAACGCTCCCGCATGGCCGAAAGGTTGGCCACTGCTTCATGGATATTCTTGCCAAACTGCTCGACATACGCCGCATCATACGCCGTCCATGTGGCGCGCTCCTCGGCAGGCTCCCACGGCCCCCATATAAGCCGCAGAGATTCATCGTCCTTGACAAAAGGGCGGCGAATATCCTGCCGCCTTTCGTCATCATTGGTCAATTCGCTCGGATATGTTTTCACGAAGACTTCAACACGCGCCCGAAACTCTTCCTCAGTCTTGGGGGGCTGCGAAACCTTCGACGGATACGTGTACAGCAGCCACCCACCGCCTCCAAATATCACCAGGAAGGTGGCGGTCTTGATGGCCAGCTTGACCAGGTACCAGATATCCGAGATATCCCGCATGCGCATGCTCCACGACGGTTTGCAGCATGCGGGCATTGTGCCCAACCTGGCCTGAGGGCTGCATCCTGTGCTGCCCAACGGTGTGCTGTACCGCACAGTTGAGCCCGCCATTCTCAGTTGCTCCCACTGGTCTTTCCTGCCGGCAGGGCTTGCGTCGGACGCAATCAGGGGGCAGCGCCGCCTGGCGGCTGCACGGTTGCGGGATTGGAATGCGTTGAAGGTGTCCGGCGCGGACGTGAGAGACAGCGCCCTGTATTGTTGTTGCTTGAGGGGCCCCGTCGTTGACGCGCAAGAAAATGGCGCCTCCGGCACGAATCGAACGTGCGACCCTCCCCTTAGGAGGGGGATGCTCTATCCACTGAGCTACGGAGGCGTGGTGCCCGATTGTACCGGATGTGTCGGTGGGGTGTCGGGAACGGCGGGCGAAGGCTTGGTGGCCGTTGGCAGGCTTTCCACAGGCACCATGCGGTTGCGCTCCAGCACGTCCAGGGGCAGCTGGCGGATGGCATCGTGCAGGGCGGCGGCATCGATGGCGCTGGCCTGGGCGGTGAGGCGCACACCGTTGGCGAGCACGTAGCCGATCTCGATGCGGTTGGAGTCCTTCCAGCGCAGTTCCGAGACACTACGGGCGCCTACGCGGTAGCTGCGTTCGATGGTGGCGGTGGTCTCGCTTTCCTTGTGACCCTGGGCACCGGTGGCGGCTGACTGAGCCAGCAGTGCCCCGGCGCTGGCCGGGTCGATGAGGCGAAGATCCAGTTCGGTGCTGCCCTGACGACCGTAGATGCCATGGGCCATGACGGCGCGGGACGACACGCCGCCCCAGGGTTCGATCTGCAGGGACTGGAGCTTCAGCCCCAGGATCTCGCTGGGGAACCAGTCGGAGAGCTGTGCGGGCGTGAGCGGTACGCGCTCCTGACCACCAGAGACGGTGGCCGCCAAGGCGGTGGCAGCATCACGCGCAGCCTGTGCGGCCGCCAGGGAGTCGTTGCGGGCACTGGCACTACCTGCCTCGCGCGCCGCTTCGTCCAGGTTGCGGTCAGCCTGCTGGATCTTCTCGATGGGCACGAGCACGCGGCCGTCGCCCTGGTGCAAGGCAGGTCCTTCGGTGCCGACGATGGCGGGCTCGGTCTCTGGCGGCACGATGCTTTCCCAGACCCGGTCGGCCAGAGGGCGCAGCAGCATGTTGGTCAGCAGGAAGAGCACGACGACAATGCCGCTGAGGATGCGTCCGCCTCGTGGCGACACTTTCAGCAACGCGGGCATGCCACACAGCAGCAGATAGACTGACCAGCTGCCCCCCAGCACCATCAGCAGGGGAAAGAGCGACATCAGAAGCGGCTGGAGTGCGGCTGCGACCAGGAGTCCGGCCATGGCGTAGCCGACGACGGCAAAGGCCTTGCGCAGATGGCGGATTCCGCCGAACCGGGGTGCACACAGCTGCGCGACCAGCGCCAGAAGGGTGAACTGCACGAAGAAGGCCAGGCTGCCACCGCCCAGCAGCACCAGCAGCCTGGTCAGTCGCAGCGGATGATGCAGCGCGGGCGCATCGCCGTAGAGGTACTGACCAGACACCAGGCCGAGCCAGACCAGCAACATCAGTGGCAACAGCCAGCCCACATACAGATGGCGCAGCGAGACATCTTCCCGGTCGATCTGCTGCCATTCGGAAACAGGCGACGTGAACAGCCGAAACAGGCGTCGAGGCAGTTTCAGGGTCGGAGGACCGGCCGGATCACGTTTCATCTGGTTGGAAGCGTAGGAAAGAACTATTTCCTTGCACGATTTACAACATTAGAACGGTCAGCCGTACAGGCGGTCAACAAATACAATGTGCCAATTCGTCAGTACCGCCCGATGAGGCGCCCTCGCTGACCTTCCTGTTGCCATTCACCAACATTTCGCGCCTTCGGGCCGATGGATTCCATCATGAGCACCCCCAGACAACCTGCGCCCCCTTCCCTGCAACTGCTGGATTCAGCAGGCATTTTCCAGGCCCTGCTGCCCCTGGCGTCCACTTGCGGCCTGCTGCTGGAGCCCTCGGACGGGACGGCAGGCGGTGAAGCGGTGCAGAGCGCCCCGGGAGGGGGCGGGGGCATTCGCGTTCGGCTGCAATCCGTGCCGGCCACGGCTGACGCCCACTGGTTCCAGCATGTGGCGCCCGGTCATGTGGCGGTGCGTTTCCACCTGCCGCACGCGGCCGAGCTGGTGGTGCTGCCCGAGCAGTCCGAGAAGCTGGTGAGCGATGCGGCCGACCTGCTGGTTCAGCTTGGACTGGCACTGACGCTGACACCGGCCCGCGCCGGCCTGGTGATCGACCGCGTTCGCCATGGTTATTTCAACGAGGGCCTGGCCTTGCTGGGAGAAGGCGTGGCGGCACAGGAAATCGAGGCTGCCGGCGCTGCAGCCGGCTATCGCGCAGGCCCACTGGCGCTGCTGGATGAGGAGGGGCTGGAGGTGACGGATCAGCTCTACCACCAGAGCCTGGGCGAGCATGGCTGCGGATGCGGACATGACCACGGACATGATCATGGCCACAGCCATGAGCATGGGCATCATCATGAGCATGCGCATGAGCACCACCACGACCATGGGCACGGGCATGACCATGGGCATGAGCACCACCACGAGCACGAGCACGAGCACGAGCATGGGCATGGGCATGGGCATGGGCATGGGCATCATCATGACCATGGCTGCGGGCATGACCATGGTGAAGCGGAATCTGGTGCCCTGTCCGGACACGAGGTGAAGCGCCCGCAGGCCGCCAAGGCCCACTCGGCCGACGAGAAACCGGCCAAGGCGGAATCCGGCTGCGCTTGCGCCTGCGCGGCCAAGGCCGCGG